ATTACTCTTTAAAGCTGCTGCACCTACTACTGTTACTGTAGAAGCAAAGGTAGCAGCACCTCCTATGGAAGCAGTGCTTTGTAAGTGTGTAGCACCTACAATAGTTGTAGTTCCTCCTACTATTAATGCACCTGATACTGATACGTCATCCTCAAACTCAGCTTTACCTGTTGCTAAGAAAGTACCTCCAACTGAAGTATTACCTGCTATATTAACAGCACCACTTACAGATACTGCATCTTCAAATACAGCAGCACCTACCACTGTAACAGTAGATGCAAAATGTGAGGCTCCTCCAACACTTAATGTGGATGCTAAACTTACTGCTCCAGCTATGGTAGTAGTTCCACCTATATTTACATTACCACTTACGGACACATCATCATCAAAAGTAGCTGCACCAGTAGCCATAAATGTACCACCTACTGATGTATTACCTGTTACATCCAGTGTACCACCTACAGTTACATTACTTTTTAATGCAGCAGCACCTACTACAGTCACAGTAGATGCAAGATTGGTTGCTCCACCCACACTGAGAGTTGAAGCCAGACTTACGGCACCCGCAACTGTTACAGTACCACCTATATTGGTATTACCAGAGACAGATACATTGGCATTGAATGTACTGTTACCTACAAAATTGGATGTTCCGCTGACCGATAAAAGACCACCTATATGAACATATCCTGATACAGAGACATTATCAACAATGCCTACTGAAGCTTTAACACCTGTTAGATTTTCTCCACTTCCATAATAAGCAGAAGCACATACTTTACTACTGACCTGCATGTCTCCTTTAAAGAAAGCATTTCCATCTACGGTTACTATGGCTGCAAATTTAGAGTTTCCCGTTGCTGTAAAAGTACCGCCAACTGAAACATTATTGGCAACATCCAGGCGACCGCTTACTGAAACCGCACTGTTAAATTCAGCATTGGATTCAAAAGTACCAACGCCTACTAACCGTAAAGTTCCTCCTATGGAAACATTTTCCAGAACATCCAGACCACCACTTACAGAAACATCAGATTTAAATGTAGCTGCTCCTACGGCTGTTACAGTACTTTGTAATTGCGTAGCTCCTGATACCGTTACAGTTGAACCAAATTGAGCAGCCCCTCCTACCGATACAGCAGCCTGTAGATGAGTAGCTCCAACAATCGTTGTTGTTCCACTGACATAGAGATTGCCTCCGATTGTAACATTACTGACTGAGATGTTACTTGGAACAGAAGCTTCAATACCTGTTAGATTAGAGCCATCACCATAATAAGAACTGGCACATACTTTATCGCCAACATGTAATCCACTTGCAATAGAAGTAGCACCAGATACAGCCAGTGTTCCTAAAAACTTGGCTGATTCAGTTGCAATCTGAAAAGATGTATCTGTTCCATCTCCAGTTTCAACTGTAGTAAGACTGGCACTTACACCACTATTGGTGCTAACCCCCATACGCAGGAGTTGTTTATACGTATTGGCAATCTGTTTTCCTGTAAGATCTGTCATATTGTATTCCACCAATTATCTGTGTCTTCCCAATTCGTTGTTGCCTGATTCCAGATTACTCCCCTGCCACCTGTATCGGGACGAGGATTGAGAATAGCAGGATTATCTCTGAGATCAGGAACTTTATTCTGAGGATGATTTTTTAAATCAAACTGGCCTTCAAAATCCTGGGGACATACTAACATCCCGTAGCTATTCATTTTCATAATTCTATGTGGATAAACAAATCCACATGTATCGCACATTGCCATAGCATTTTTATTACTTGCCACGTTTCATTGCCTTTCCGAATCCACATTTAGCAATTTTAACACCTTTAGGTCTTTTTACTCGACCACCGTCTTTTCTTCTATATCCTAAAAGCTGTCCTAAAATTGGTACTTTTCCAATAGGAATTTCATATTTTATATCCCCTCCTATTTCTCGTCCCCTTTTTTGTACTCCACCACGTAACTGACCACCCCATAAATTATCTACAATAAAATTTAATTCTCTTTGAGTAGGTAGTCTCTGTCCACCAAATTCAGCTTTATCCCTGCTTCCAGAAATAGTGTAATCTCCTAGCCTTAACCCTAAACCACGTTTTCTTGATTTAAAATCTCCACTTTTTATATTTCTGGCTTTAGGAGTTATTTCTATATTTTTATTTAATCTAATTGTTGGTTCCAGACTACCCACATAAGTAGTTGGTTTACCTTTACCCCCCTTAGTTATATTTAAAGAGCCTTTAAATCGTTTTTTCTTATCTGCCATTATACATACCTTAATCTAGGCACAACCCGCATGGAAGCACGTTCACGATCTTCCAACATGGCTCTGGAAAGATTTTCTTCATAGTTTATTTTTAACATCTGTATTCTATTTGCATCAATACCAGAGCGTTTCATACCAAGATAGTAAGCTAATCCACAAGTAAGAGAAGGTAAAAATCTTTTAGGTACATCTGCATTCTGTCCAGCAGACTTATCTACGTCCTGCATTTGACTGATGCGTTCTATGTGTAAAACATCTGTAGAATTTTCAGGAAGAGGCCATACAGACATAACAGGATTGTCCCTGCCTCTCCTTATGGAGTACTGCATGGGTCTGCCTGTCTGGGTTTTGTTGGGAATAAGAAGGTATTCTTCAGGCGATATACGCTCCAACTGAATATCAGTACTGTCTCTACGCAAGACCACTTCCAGAGCATCTATTGTAGAACTACTGAGATCATATGAAGTGACACTTGTTGTTACAGTTACGGCTGTTGTCTCAGTTGTCCACAACATAACTCCACGATTCTGCCAATCTTTAAGCATAAGATTAATAGATCTACGTGCAGAGCCAGGAGTATGACCAAGGGTATTCTCACCCCCAATCATTTCAGTTGCTTCCTGTATTACTTCATCTATATCCAGATTGAAGTTATATGTTCCCGAAACAGCCATTATTCTTCCTTACAGTCACAGCTTCGACAGGAACAGTCACATTGTTCTTTATCACAGTGGCAGTTACAACCACAATTATCACATTCTTTTTCTGACATTATCTCCCCACCTTTTTCATTGCTTTTCGATGTGCTGCTGTAAAGGTATCTCCTTTCTTCATACTGGCTTTCATATGAGACATATGTTTTCCTGTATGACGGGCTGCATGTTTCTTTAAAGCATCCCTCTGCCGTATGGTAAGTTTTTTCATATCACTTCTTCTTTGCTTTGCTACCATAAGTATATTTATATTTTTCTACCAGATAAGTTACAAGAGAATTCCAGTAATCTTCAAAAGCTTTATAGTCTTTTCTTTCTGGTTTAATCTGATCATAATCTACCAAGGTATAATCATTATATCCTTCTTCTACCGACTTTTCATACTTTTTAAGAAATGCTACACTCATTTAATACATTTTACGAGAATAGGTAGCTTTGCCAAAACCTCTTTTAGCCGCCCCTGTTCCTCTCACTACTTTTCTGGTTTTTACTGCTTTTTTAGTTTTTACTGCCTTTTTAGTTTTTACTTTACTTAAACGACCGCCTTTTTTAAATCCATATGGTTCGTCAGCTTCGTCTGATAGTCTTGGCGATTTACTTTTAACATCTGGTCTGTCAATGGGAGAAGTCTGCCATCGTCTTGGTCCTTCAGGGTCCATAGTAATTTTACCTCTTCCCTGACCCACTTTACCTACTCCTGCTGATCCTATAGGAGCATCTGCACCAGATAATTGTTGTAATTCTGTTAATGATGATTCTCCTGGTACACTCCTTCCTCTGGCAACATTTGACTTGACTTTTGTTATTGTACCGCCTTTATCTAAATAGGCTTGTATATCTTTATTTAATTGTTCTCTAACTTTTGGACCTTTAAAATTAAATTGTTTCATAGCTTGAGTGACTATCTCTGAAACTTTTCTTCTATCATCCCCTCCCATAGCCCTGACTTTTACACCAACTCCAGGTGATACAACAGTTCTTGAAAGACCTAGTTCTGGATCTACTTGTTTTGATCCTGCTTCTGTTTTTTCCATTGCTTTGGTATCAGCAAGTGATCCTGTTGTTTTTTTAATGGGTTTTTCAGCAGGAAGAACACCTGTCTTCTTTAAGTATTCTAATCTAGATTTTAATGTTTTACCTCTAGCTACAATATCATTTATAATATCCTGTCTTGTTGTCGCTCTTATATTTGGATTGAGAGTATGTTCTTGTGATCTATCTCTTCTTTTAGTACCCTCTGCCTTAAAAGGTTTTTCGCCAGGTCTGGGTTTTTCTTTACCTGTTGCTACTTTATGTTGTTTTCTTAGAATTTCCAGTTCTTTCTGTAATCGTTTTAGTTCGTTATTATATATTTTTATCTGGCCCTGTTTATTTGCTTGCGCTAATTTTTCGGTAAGTTCTTTACTAGCTATTATTTTAGCAGCCCTTGCCTTTGCACCAGGAGCAGGAGTACCGTTTGAAGGTTTTTTACTTGACACAGGAGGTTTTTTTGTTGTTCTATCTTTATATAATTGTCTGGCTCTCTCCAGAGATAATTTAGATGTCTTTCTTTTAGTAGTAACAATCTTATCTTTTAACGAATTTGCTTTTGTTACTATTTCTCCTCGTTTCTGCCTTATTTCATCACGTGTAAGTTTTTTATTTTTTCCTACATTTATATATTGAACTTTTAAATTTTCAATCTGTTTCAGTATCGGAGCTATTCTATCATCTGCTTTAGCCAAACCTTTCTCAATTAAATGTTTGGCAGCATTAGGATCAACTGATCTATAGACAGGTTTGCCTGGACCTCCAGGGCTTCCTCCCAATATTTTAATATTTATTGATTTTGATTTCGGCCCTGTAAAAGGTTTCCTCTCTGGAGACTTATACTCTTTCCACTTCCACTTCGTCATATCAGGGAAAATAGTTGAAATAATTTTTTTTGAAACCATGATCAGCCCTCTATTTTAAAAACAGTGATACCAGACTTTGACATACTAGCCTCCTCTTAGTTCTTTCCTATGACCACGAAGGGCTGCACGTTTACGAGCTTTGGTAGTCTTTTTACGAGCTTTGACTTTTTTCTTTCCTTTACCTACTTTACCACCATGCTTATGACCTACATCATAATCTTCTGTATCTGTACTTATTTTAAATGGTCCTTTATAACCTTCACGAACAGGATCTCGTATCAAGGGGCTTTTTCTCAAGGCAGGTTTATCACCAACAGGTGCGCCTGTTTCAGGATTAAAACCCTCTATATCTGTTTCAATCTTGCTACGAGGAGCTTTTTTCTCTGTTACTTTTTTAACAACTTTGGATATTACAGGTCGTTTACCATCTTTAAGATCTCTTTCCAAAATATTTTCAATAGCGGCTGGTAAACGTGTTCCTGTTGGATGACCCGTTTCAGGATCATAACCTTCTACATCCGTCTGTTGAGCCTTTAGATAATCAGCAATTCTCTTTTTAAGTCTTCTTAATTCATCATAAAAGCTATCAAGCTTGGCGTCTGACATCTTTCTTCTTTTAATTGGTTTTGGCATATCTAATCCTCCACTTTAAAAGCTTTGCCTTGCTGATAATCCTCATCAACAACGACATCCTGTGGTGGTCCCTTGACATCTGGTCCTTTACGAGCAGCACCATAGCCCTGTCCTGTCGGCCTACCCACAATCTCATCCAGATTATGAGGCCGTTTAATAAGTGTATGCGGTCCTAACATCTTACTTCCCCTTTGCTTTCTTGAAGAACTTCTTCCAGACGACATAACCAGCTATACCGACAACAACAATAATAATTCCTGCTGTCATCCAGGGGCTACCCATATCTTCTACTGGAGTTGGTTCTGGCTGTGTTACTACAGCAGTTGTTTTATTGTTCATAATTTTCTCCTTTTCCTTTAGTCAAATTAATAATCCTGAGAGGCCGTAAATGGCGTTGGTGTAAGACCTCCAATTCCTCCTACTGGATCAACAAGTGGAGAGGTATCTTCAGGAGATTCTCCTCCCAATTTCCCCACCAGACCTTCCAATCCATCAAGCAATCTTTCAAATCTGTTTAAAAATCCTCGTCCTCTTCCAGGTCTAGGCATTCTTCCTCCAGGTTGTGGAAAATCAGGGGGTGGTCTATTAGGTGGTCCTGGCAACGGATCTTCAGGTTGAGGCATTCTTATACCAAGTTGAGGCAGTACTTCAGTCCCTTCACCAAAAGGTATGAGTGGCTTACCAAATTCTCCATAACGATCCCATTCAGATTTTTGTTCTGAGGTCCAACTATCATAAATATCTTTTGTTGGTGCGGCTTGATCGGCTGGTCGTGGTATAGGCTGTCCTGAATCATCGAACATACTATCCAAGCCTGTTCTGGTACTACCAAGTTGGGACTGTGGTCGTGCTTGAGCTTCTGCGACCTGGTTACGCCACCATTGATCTAGTCTACGCTGCTCTTCTATTGGTAAGTTTGGACTATACATCATTACTTTTTCTTTCGTCTATCTTTAGCAGCTAATTTCTGAAACTTTTTCTTTCCATACTTCTTTCGACCAATCCAGGCAGCAAGAGCCTTTGGATTTCTGGCTCCACCCTTTTTTAAACTCTTGGTCAGCTTTTTATATCTGGCACCACTACCTAACTTTGGTTTTTTCTTTTTAGATTTCATAACCTGTTGCCTAGCACTGGATCTGTTAACCATTAATTATATATCATTCCAGTAATTTCATTACCATCAACAACTTTACCACCTATGGAACGATACTTAACTTTACCACCACCATATTTTTTAGTTTTTTTCTTTTTAACATCAAGATAGCTTTCCTGTGCATCATCGTAAGAAACAGAAGCATCAAGATTTTCCAGCATATTCCAAATTCCCCGATTATCTTTAGAAGGTACTTTTGGTTCACCTACTCTTATTTTAGGTGTTCCCGTTTTAGGTCTTATAATAGGTAAAGTTCCATAACGATCTGAAGACGTTTCTGGTGAATCTATATCTCTTTTTTTCTCAGAGGGAGTTCCCTTAATTTTTCCTACCGTCTTTCTTATAGATTTTGATCTTCGTGATCCACTTGCTTGACCACCTTTAGAACGATACATTATCTTACCACCGCCTTTATGACCTATCTCATAATCTTCTTCTTTTTTTGGCTTTACTTTTGGTTTTGTACGTTTAGCTGCCGTTGGATCTGCATATTTAGCGATATCTGGAAAAAATTTAGGTCGTTTTTTAACTGAAATTCCCATTACTTTGCTCCTT